AAGAATTCGTCTATTTGGTGCAGACAATCCTGACGCACTTAGGGGTATGTACCTAGACGGGGTAATCCTAGACGAATACGCTGATATGAAACCTAGCGTATGGGGTGCTGTACTGAGGCCATTATTATCTGACCGCATGGGTTGGGCAGTTTTTATTGGAACGCCAAAGGGCCATAACGCCTTTTATGACATATATCAGACCGCAGAGATAAACAAAGAAGATTGGTTTAGTAAGGTTTTAAGGGCTAGCAAGACCGAAATCCTACCCCAAGCCGAACTAGACGATGCCTTAAAGTCTATGTCTATTGACCAGTATCAGCAAGAGTTTGAGTGTAGCTTTGAAGCTTCCATAGTCGGGGCTATATATGGCGTTGAGATGCGACTACTGACCGATGCAGGGCGTATTTCTAAGGTTGAGTGCGATAACCTATTCCCTGTCCATACAGCATGGGACTTAGGCTATAACGATGCTACAGCTATATGGTGGTATCAGGTCGTACATGGAGAGATTAGAGTATTGGATTACCATGAAGCACATGGGCAACCAATTATCTATTACGCTAACCAAATTAAAGAACGACCATACGAATATGGCACACATTGGCTACCGCATGACGCTAAAGCTAAAACTTTGGCAAGTGGCGGAAAGAGCATAATTGAGCAAATTTTTGACAAATTACCTAAAGAATCGTTTAAAATTGTTCCAAATCTGTCATTACAAGACGGCATACAAGCATCAAGGATGGCATTAGCTAGGACTTGGTTTGATGCCATGAAGTGTTCAGAGGGCATTGAATGTTTGCGTCAGTACCAAAGGGAATACGATGAAGATAAGAAAGTATTTCGAGATAAGCCTCGCCATGATTGGACAAGCCATGGTTCAGACGCTTTCAGAATGTTGGCTGTGGCTTGGCAAGATGAAGCAGACACTATTAAACAAAATCAACCGATGCGTGGCATTAGTGTTGGACAGAATGAAGCAACGCTAGAAGAAATGTGGAAATCCACCCCCAAAACCCAAGATAGGAGAATCTAAAATGCCTGAAGTCGCAGCCAGTTATGGCTTTAAATATGAACATGTAGCCGCATCACAAACCGCCCAAGTATTAGGAACAACAGGTGCAACAGGTGATTATTTACATCGTTTAATTATTACAGTTACTACAGCAGCTACTGGAACTGTGTCCTTGTTAGACAACACTACATCCCATGTATTAGTAGCCGCCAATACTGCAATCGGTGTCTATTCTGTAGAAGTCAACACTAAATCAGTTAATGGTGCTTGGAAGATAACAACGGGTGCTGGTGCTGAAGTAGTAGCAATTGGCAACTTTACCTAGGAATAAGTATGCACGATACGCTTAATAAAACTTACGAGGATTGGTATAACACCATTGCTCAGTATGACAAGTCCTTTAGAGAATGGGAAGCAAGAGTTCCCCGAATTATTAAGCGTTATCGAGATGACAGCCGTACTAGGAATAACCCTAATGCTCGCTTTAATATCCTTTGGTCAAATGTTCAAACTATTAGACCCGCTATCTTTGCTAGACTGCCACGCCCTGATGTAAGTCGTAGATTTAGAGATAACGACCCAGTAGGTCGAGTCGCTTCTATGATGCTAGAACGGGCATTAGAGTACGAGGTTGAGCATTACCATGACTATCGTGCTGCTATGGAAAACGCAGTCTTAGACCGCTTATTAGGCGGTAGAGGTACGGCTTGGGTGCGTTATGAGCCACATATTGTTGCAGAGCAAAACGATTTAAACACAGGTGTAGCAGGTCAAGATGTAGGTAACGGAGTACAGATTACAGAGGATGCCGATGAAGCAGAAACGGAAAACGCTGAACTGGTGGAGTCGCAGGAACGAATTGAGTATGAGTGTGCCCCAGTTGATTATGTCCATTGGCGTGATTTTGGTCATACTGTTGCTCGTACTTGGGAAGAAGTAACGGCTATATGGCGTAAAGTTTATATGGGCCGTCAAGCCTTAATTGACCGCTTTGGTGACGAATTAGGCGGTAAGATTCCGCTAGATACTAAGCCTGATAGCGATAAATGGGCACAAAAACAGATGGCGATTGAACACCATCAAGCCTGTATTTATGAGATTTGGGATAAAGAACAAGGTAAAGTCTTTTGGGTTAGCAAGTCAATGGGTGAGATTCTTGACGAAAAGGATGACCCATTACAGTTAGAAGGTTTCTTCCCATGTCCTAAGCCAATGTACGCTACGCTGACTACAGATAGCCTAGAGCCAATTCCTGACTTTGTTCTATACCAAGACCAAGCTAATCAATTAGACACGCTGGCAAACCGCATAGATGGCTTTATTAATGCCTTGAAAGTACGGGGTGTTTATGATGCTGCCGAACCTGCCTTGGCACGCCTATTCTCTGAGGGTGAGAACAATACCTTAATACCTGTTAAGAACTGGGCTGCTTTTGCTGAGAAACAAGGCATGAAAGGGGCTATTGACCTAGTAGATATAACCCCAATCGCCCAAGCCCTAACCATGTGCTATCAAGCAATGGAACAAGTTAAAGGTCAGATTTACGAGATTATGGGTATTGCTGATATTCAGCGTGGGCAGACCGACCCCAATGAAACGCTTGGTGCTCAGATTATTAAGTCCAATAACGCTGCTGGTAGACTCAAAACCATGCAACACGCAGTCGTAGACTTTGCTACTGAACTCCTAAGTATTAAGGCTCAGATTATCTGTAGGCACTTTACTGACGATACGATTGTTAAGATTAGTGGTGCAATGCAACTAAGCCCACAAGACCAACAGTTAGTACCCCAAGCCTTACAGCTATTAAAAGACGAACCCGCTAAGAACTTCCGTATTGAAGTCACTAGCGACTCAATGATTTACCAAGATGAACAACAAGAGAAACAAGACAGAGTTGAGTTCTTAACGGCAGTTAGCCAGTTTATGAACCAAGCCTTACCAGTAGCCACCCAAGCCCCCGAACTTACCCCATTACTGATGGAAATGTTAAAGTTTGGTGTCACAGCATTTAAGGCTGGTAAAGGCATGGAAGGGTTGATTGATGAAACTGCCGATGATTTTAGAAATAAGGCTAAAGCGATGGAAGGCCAACCTAAACCACCACCTATTGAAATTCAGAAACTCCAAATGCAGTCGCAGATGGAACAACAAAAAATGGCGGCAGAAACTCAAGCGAAACAAGCCGAGGCTCAGATTACTGCCCAACTTGAACAACAAAAGATGGCTGCTCATATTGAATTTGAGAAAGCTAAACAAGAATATCAGGCTCAAGAGAATCAACTTAAGTTCCAATTGGAAGAACAGCGTAATGCTCAAGACAGAGAGATGGAGATGAAGTTAGCTCAAATGAAGATGATGACTGAGCGTAATACACAACTTCTATTGGCTTACATTAATAACGGGGCTAAGATTGAAACGGCTCGTATCTCTGCTGGCGTAGATTCAGGCGAGGGAATCGCTGAAGAATACACAATGGATGAGGATATGCTCAAGGTTCAAGAACACCCCCTAGCCCCTATAGCTAACGCTATTGCCCAAGGTAATCAAGACATGACTGCTACTTTAGGTGCTTTAATAGAACGATTAAGCCAACCTAAACAAGTCGTTAGAGGTCAAGATGGCAAAATAATCGGGGTACAGTAATGGCTATAACAGTCAAGCACAATAAAGTCAGCACAATACCTGACACAACCGATACAAGTTTAATTCGCCCTAGTGATTGGAACGCTGACCATACCTTAGTTGGGACTATAGATGTAGCTAATGGTGGAACTGGGGCAAGCACCCTGACAGGCTATGTAAAGGGTAACGGCACAAGTGCAATGACGGCTGTTGCAACTGTACCAAGCACAGACATTACGGGTCTTGGCACAATGTCTACCCAAAACGCCACAGCAGTAGCCATCACAGGCGGCACAATCAATGGCACTACTATTGGTGCTACTACCCCATCCTCTGTAAACGCTACTACGATTACAGTACAGACAGCTAGGGTAAATGGTACTGGTACAAACTTGTTTAGTAATTCAGAACAATTTAATAATTGGACATTAAACGCTTCAACAGTAACAGCTAACTCTACAACAGCACCTAATGGAACATCAACAGCAGACACATTAGAAGAAACAGTTGCAACAAGTTATCATGGTGTAAATGGCAACACAACATTAATTACTGGATTGCCAACAGGAACTACTTATACTTTATCTGTATATGCAAAAGCTAATACTAGAACATGGTTAGCAATTAACATTTTTGATGCTGGAGATAGAATTGCTTTTTATGATTTAGCAAATGGTGTTTTAGGAACTGTACCTGCTGGTGCAACAGCTACAATTACAAGCGTTGGAAGTGGTTGGTACAGATGTACATTTTCAAGAACTTCAGCATCAAGTTCACCATCAGGAACAAATGCCTTAATTGCAGTTTCTAGCGGAAATAATAATTGGTCTTATGCTGGTAGCGTTGGTCAAAGCATTTATCTTTGGGGCGCACAGTTTGAATATGGCTCAACCGCCAACACCTACATCCCCACAACCACTACAGCAGTCTACGGAACTCCTACCTTATCCTTTAGTGGAGTATCTGAAATAGGTTTACTGTCTAATGGTGCTTTGTATTTACAACCAGCAGGAACAGGCGCATTACAAGCACAAGCTACTACATCTACTACAGCAGGTGGTAATGCTAGGGGTGCTAATGCTGTTGATTGGCAGACAAGCAGAGGAAGTGCAGCACAAGTAGCTTCAAGTGGTTTTTCTGTAGTTAGCGGTGGTCAAAACAATACAGCTTCTAATAGTTATACTTTTGTTGGTGGCGGTTTTCAAAATAACGCAAATGCGGCTGTTACAGCAATTTTAGGCGGCAATCAAAATCAAGCCACACAGCAATATTCAACTGTTGTTGGCGGTTTTCAAAATCTAGCTACAGGTTGGTATAACTTTATTGGCAGCGGTCAAAATAACAGCGGAACAGCCAATGCCGCAGTAACTACTCAAAGCGGCACAATGAACGCTACTACAGCCGTTACATTGTCAGGTTCAAACGCTAACATCAAGGTAGGTCAATACATTACAGGCACTTCAATCGCAGACAGAACCTATGTAGCCGCTATATCAGGAACAGCACTTACCCTTTCCCAAGCCGCATCAGGTTCATCTACAAGCACTCTATCTTTCTTTACTCCTCATGGAGTAGTAGTAGGCGGTGGTAATAACCAAGCTACAGGTAGTTATTCATTTATCGGTGGTGGTGGTGATGCTGGTACTGCGGCTAATAGGAATACTGCATCAGGAGATTGGAGTTTTGTTGGCGGTGGTAGAAATAACATAGCTTCAGGTTCTGGTTCTTTTATTGGGGGCGGTGGATATTACAATGGTTTAGGCGCAACCAACAACGGCAACACAGCATCAGGCGATGTATCAATGGTATTAGGCGGTTTACAAAATAATATTGCTGGTTTTGCAGCATTTGGTATTGGTGGGCAAGGTAATACTGCTAGTGGCAGTCATTCGGGGTCTATTGGCAATTTTGGTTCAACTAGAGGAATTAATGGGTATTTAGCATTTTCACCAAGTTATTCACCTTTAGGAACATTTACATCTGCCCCAAGTCAAAGCGGTATGTTGATTTTAGCCCGACAAACAACCGATGCCACAGCCACTGCACTTACATCAAACACATCAGCCGCAGGAACAACAAACCAAGTAATACTACCCAACAACTCTGCTTACTTCTTTACTGGAGAAGTTATCTCAGCTAAGACTGCTGGTGGAGATGCTAAAGGCTGGACTATCGAGGGTGTAATTAAGCGAGGTGCTAATGCTGCTTCGACTGCCTTGGTCGGAACACCTACGGTAACATCTAGCTTTGCTGACGCTGGGGCTTCTACTTGGGCTATTGCAGTAACAGCAGACACGACTAATGGTGGTTTACGAGTTACTTTTACTGGGCAGGCAGCAACAACCATCAGAACCGTAGCACAAATCCGTACAACAGAAATGACTTATTAACAAAGGAGCAATACCATGGCACTAAAACTTGCAGTAGAAACCCAATTTGGCGTACCAGCCCCACAAGCCTACGCTAGAATCACTAACTTTTTTGGCACTAAAGACCAAATTCAAGTCCAAGTCGCTATTCATTATGACGAGTCGGCAAGGCACAGCAACATGGCTATCGTTAAAGATAACGCACATCATATCAATATGGAAGATTTAAAGGGTGACTTAATCCCAGCCATATATGAGGTTCTAAAGACTTTTAGTGATTACGAAGGCGCAGAGGACTGCTAGTGTTTCAGACTGCATTTCAGGTCTTAGCGTTTCAAACTAATGCGTTTCAGATAGGACAAATACCCCCTAATCCTTATACTGACACGCATGATGGTTTCACGCCCGAAGAAATTAGACGGGCAAAAAACTTAGACCGAAAGATACGGGAAAAAGAACTAGCATTACTAAAAGCCCAACGAGCCGACAGAGAAGCTCGTAAAGCTAGAATTAAGGGTTTAGTTGACCCCCAACCAAAAATTGTTGCTAAACAGAAACAAACTAAACTACAATCTATTCAAGAGGTTAAGGCTGGTATACCGCCAGTTGATACTACAGAACTAGAGCAGTCTATCGCCTACCTTGAAAACCAACGAAGCAAGTTGCTAAGGGCGGTAGAGTTAAGACGA